TTCTTGTGGGCTGTAGTATTTAAAGTGTGTCGAGCCACCTTGGACAATATTATTATTAACAGCACTGACAGCAGACGGCACACCAAAAGTAGTAGCCTCACTGTCAACAAGCAAACATGGACCAAAACTTGACCGGCCCCAGCTTGTTTCAGAGTGGATTATTTCGGCTTGCTCATCATAATCAAGAGCCAAAATACTGTCAGAAGTACCACGCACTGTGCAAGCAGCCCCTTCGTTAAATAGTTGCTTTTCTGTGTCGTAAATGTGGGCTATTTGCTCGGCAGTTGGGACGCTTGCGCCCATTCGCACTAGAGACAATGAGCCGTTGGATAGGGCGTTTGCCCCTTCTTGGCTATACCCAACCTGTAGCGTGGCATTAGCATTATCTAAACTTCCTGCTGCGTTCGTGATTGTTGTGGTGTCAACCAGCACCCCGTTGATATAAAGCAAAATATCTGTACCATCATCAACAAGAGCAAAATGTGTATCAGACCCGTTATCAATAGCGGCACTAGTAACAGTATCCTCGGTGGAAAAACCGTCATCTGTAATGGTCCCCACAAGGAGGCCAGCAGCGGTGACATTTAGCTTGATAGCTGATCCACTCCAGCCTCCGGAGTAATAGCCACGAACCAGCAAGTCTTCAATTGCTGAATTGGCAGCCTCATTTAACCAGCCCATAGCATAAAACCCTGTAGTGCTAAAATCAAGATCACTGTTGTAAGCCTGGCTTAGGTAGTTGCTGGAGGAAAAACCAGAATAATACTGAAGTTCCGCTCCTGTCGCAACTGGCTCTTTTGTGATTGTGCCGTGAGTTTTCAGGCCATTGTCGTTTACTGATCTGTCATAATCTGCAACTACTAAAGTAACATTGTCAACTGATCCAACAAAGTTTAAATCGGCGGTTATGTCAATAGTGCCGGTTGTGTCCGCTGCTGTAACAGTAGCAGTATAGACACCTGTTGCCGCCTTATCTGCTACAGCCTCTACCCCGTCAAAGTCAAGTTTAACATTGCCAGCGGTGTAGGCTGCAACCTCAAAACTTACAATATAGTCTTTGCCGGCAACAGTGGTTGGAGTCGTTGAGGTAGTCAAGAGAGAATCGGCAGCCTGTGTGCCATCACTGGATGCCACACCAGCAGCAATAGTCCACCCAGTGCCCTTAGTCCAGTCTGTATCTGTGGCAAAATCGCCATTAGTTACCAAATCAGTGCCAACTAAATTATCACTGTCAGTGTCGGCTAACCAGGCTCCCTTGATATCCCCCGTTAATCCTCCGGAGGGAAAGGCAATTGTTACTTGACTAGTTATACTGTTTGCTGGGGTAGTACGATCATACTTAACTGTAAATATGCCCTCATCGGTCCCAACAATTATCAGCGATTCTTTGCCAAGCCTAACAGACGATATTGCCCCCGATATATGGGGGCCGGATGTCCCGGCAGTGTCAAATGTGTAATCAGCAGATGTCAAGGCGATGTTACCTGTTGGTACTGCATCGTAGACATAAATTTTAGTGGCAGATGCCCAAACAGTCAAACCATCTGCGTTAATATCTGCATCTACAAGGACAATTGCCCCGGTAGCGTCATAGACCACACCGCTATCAGTTATCCAGGAGCCGCCAGCGGCAGTGGGTATAACCTCCGTTGGAATTTGCAAACCAGTATCTTGGTCTATCGGAGAGTCGGGAAGGACTGTCATTGCTACATCGTTGGTGCTTGAATCCACTATGTAGTCAGTGCCTGCATACGTGTAATCTGCGTCAGTATTTCTGTTTAATATATTGCTATTAAACTGTCCCGTTGACCCTGCAAGCCTATTCCGATACCCTGTATCCTTTAGGAATTGGATTCTGAACAAGCCAGCAATCGCTGGAGCACACACACAAACCTCACTATTTATAGCATGAATAGCCCCCAACACTGATCCAGTATCAATTAAGGAATCAGTAGCCTTATTAAACACTATCCACATAGGCACACTATCTTCAGTGGCATCATAAATAGTAACAGTCGTAGCCGTAGCAACTATCAAAGCAATAGCAGGAAACTTACGAGTAGCCCCCCTAGTAGCTGTATTAAGAGTCTCTTGATACCAGGATAAATGTGAGCATCTTTCGCGCCATGCCCCCTTGTCGGTATCCTTGGCTGTGTCGTACAAAAAAGAATCAACAACCCCAGATTTAACCGTCAATACATCAATTGCGCTCATACTGATATTAGAAAGACCGGCAATATCAGTTGTGTTTTGTGCTATGTTGTTGGTGTTTGATAGGGTGTCATCATATAGCTCAGTGTAATTCTCGTTTAGTTTGTTGCGGACAACAAGCCCAGATTCACCGTTATTTACTGTTTGTTTTGCCATCTTATAAATCCTTTGCTTGTTTTTTAGTTATTGTCCCATTGTCAACTAGTAAATCAATGAGGGCATCATATTTTTTCGCTTTTTTAATTATCATATCAGAGGCTAAGACCAAGGCTGGCACTGCTTTAGACTGGTCAACTCCAGCAGGAGTTACTGTCTCACCATCAAGACTACCTGCTCTAGTCCCCTTTCCCTCTGTTCCCATTTCTGAGCCATAATTAAGGTCAAGAACCTTGTGAGCATTAAAGCCTAAAACTTTTGTTTTTTCTTTGTCAGATAAAAAGTGGAACTCACCAGCACAAGATGCATAGTCACTAATGATTTTTTCTATCTTATTTGCTCTTGGCTTTGTGAATTTAGATTTAAGCCTAGGGTCGGATGAGGTTATATAAGATGTTGTGCTACCTATGCTTCGTATTTGCCCGACCTGTCCATTGACATTGAAAAAAGATAAAAAATTTGCTGGGGTTGTATTAGTTGCACTCGAAAAAGCAAGCCCAGGACCGAAGATAGTATCAGGGAGTAAAGCTAGGCCATTTGTTGCCCCTGCGCCATGCCAAGTGCCCCACTCCCAATTGCCTCCACTATCAATAGTTGCGTTATTAACATTCCCTATATTAAAGTGGATTGCTTGCCCAGCAGCCGCATTGATGTTTGTTTGGCCACCTGTGCTTTGCCCTACTGCATAACCTGCTACTGATCCTATTTGGTCATAATGACTGAACATAGCCCAATCACCGGCAGGAGAGCTAAAAGCACTACGGCCTAAAATAGTTGTTACATCTTCATCAGGCCTAATCACCAGATGCCTATTGCTATCTATATAGCCAGCGGTAGCATTCCCTATTTGGAAAGTCAGATTCTGCCCAGCAATAGAGTTCAAGGAAGTTGCACCGTTTGACTCTTGGGTCAAGGCATAGCCACCTACCCCCGTTAATGAATAGTGGCTAATCGTTGCATTATCTGGAAATCTTCCATCAATTTTTAATTTGCCAAAAGTTAAATCTGCTGTGCTAGATTCAGGTGTTGTATTATAGCCAAATTCTGATATCCAGTATGTCGGGCTAATAGATGGCTCATGATTGACATTGGGGGTCAGAATAGATCGGTAAATTTGACCATCAGTTGGGCTAGTGCATATTGCCCCAACTGCATACCCTGTTGTGTTGTCCCAATTTGGTAAACCATCATCATTCCACGCTTTTATCCAGCGGTAAATATGGTTCATCCACTGGTTAAAGTATTCAAAGGACGGCTTTTCCGGAGTGCCAGCAGGGGCCAACCACCCTTCAGCTTTGTGTTGGGCATCTGGTGTTGTTATGTTTACTTGAGTGGTGTCCCACTCAGGCAGTGAACTAGGTTTTGTCATTTTGTCCTCTAATCAATCCAAGTTTCAGCGTCAACCCACAGACCGCCGTCATCCCATGAGCCATCAATTAAAATCCAGGCCAAGGGGGTATTGTCTATATATGTTACAGTTCCACCACCAATTAGGATTGGCAGATAATCCAGCAAAGTAACTTCAATTGATGACAACTCTTTTTGCAAATAATAAGTTACATCAAAAGTATCATTTAAGACATACTTGACTTTTGTTGTAAACATACCCGCAAGCATCTGGGTCGTATCATCAACAACCATAGCTGTGGTATTTATAATAATTTTCGCCTTGATTAAAGGCCGGTAATAAACATCAGCAATAGGGATATAGCTCAAACCGCTGAACCACCTGCCACCTAAGTCTTCATCAAGTAAAGTTCCAAAACCCTCAGCAGTAGGGTCACCGTCAAAGCCAAAAATACCTTCAAGTGCAGCCTGGATCATCGGCCTTTCAATGCCGACAATCTCACCTATTCCATCTAGCTGGGAGCCTTCTGCTGTATCAATAGTCCTGTTATATTCCAGATCATTGCCAACAGTCAATAAGTCATCAAACTCTTGCAAAAATGCAGACAAAGTTTGTTGCAACTTGGTGGAGTTCTTGAACTGAAATGATAATCTTGCTAATGCTTCGCTTGTCTCAGACAATGATTACCTCCACATAGCTTGTTGAGTACTCTGACAATTCAGTGGTTGCAATTGTTAGATTGCTAGTCCCTGTCGGTGATGCCCCAAGCCCAATCCTAAGATCAATAGTCAAAATACCAACAGTCTCATTGATCGGGGAATAAAAGTTGGACAGAATAACATCCTCACCAATAATATAATTATCCTCTCCATAATCAACTATTGATGATTTTATATCATCTGAACCAGTGCCTGGAAAAGTTGAGTCTGTTGTTATTGTAACTTTAAAATAAATTGGTACATCTGTTGGCCTTGAAAACTCCACATTTTGTGAGAACCCCTGGCCATCAGTTATAACCTCAGTTACAGCACCGTGAGATGCCACTCCCTGTGGAGTATTTGCCCAAATAGCCAAGGCAATATCAGCAGCAGCGCCACCCTCAACAATTGCCATGAAAGAGTGACCTGGTATGCCGTCAGCATCAGTTATTGCTGTTTTATTATCTAATACTAAAACATTAGTGACAGCAGTCAAATTAGATAAACGACCAAAAAGGGAGTCAACAAGATTAGTTCCTAGGGACTGAGTTGACAAAATACGCCTTGCCCTAAGTTCCGCATCTGTCTCTATATTTGTACCCTCTTCAGCATCTGCTGCATTAGTAGCCGTTGACCACCCAAAGATCGGAGATTC